AAGTAGTTTGAGTTAATGAAATATACAGTACCTTCTGGGCAGTATGGGTCTGGATAGATTGGAACACCAGCTACCATCAAAGCACGGAAAGCTGCTTGAGGACCGTTGCTATCACCATCAAAACCATGTCCTGGCGTAATTACATATTGCTCTTGACCAACATAATCTTGGGCTAAGAGTGTCCATGTACCAAATCCGCAAACACCAAAAGTAGGAACTTCTGCACCGTTTTTAACAGTACCAGAAATATACTGAAGAATATTCTGACGGGTTGGATTTACTGAACCTGCGTTGTAAACCTTAGACTTCCACCATGTGTAGGTAGTACGGTTGATGTTACCGTAGGTAGTCATGTTTGTACCATCATCAATAGCGCCTGGCAAGCCAATGAACTGTTGAGTGTTGGTGTAGTTGTTGTACAAGGCAGTAGCCATTGCATCCATCATTACATTGGTCGCATCGTTCATGCGTGCTTCGATCAATGGAATAATGGCGTAATCTTGCTGTACTGCACCTTCCATACCGAGAAACGGTACTGGAGCAATCATTAGCTTCAGATTAAATTCAGCATTGAAAGCACCCTGTTGTACTGAAGGCTGGTTAAAAGAACCAGAATAATCAGACCACTGAGCGTTAACAAACTGCGCACCTTGTACTGGTACGGTTACTTGGGATACACCGCCTGAAGCCTGTTGACTATTTGCAATCAACGCAGCCATCAATGGTGTGCTGTTATAAAGCTGTACTACCAGCTTGGGGATAAACGCTCTACGAGTTACATAAGTAAGCTCATTGTATTGGCTTGATCCTGATGCTGGGACTATTCCGCCACCTATTGGCATAATAATTCTCCGTTAAAAGTAAATATCCCCATTTACTGCTGTTTAAATACCTATTGGTCTTGTGTTTTTACGCAAGTCCTTTAGTGCTTGTGCTGCTTCTTCCCTTGCGCCCATTTGTGGATTTTTCCAATACTTAGAAAGGTCAAACTTGTTTAAGGCGCTTGGCGTATAACCCATTGCTGAGTTAGGTGTTGGTTCTGCTGCTTGGCGCATCCAATCAAAATACTCTGCTGCTGTTTCGTGATTGGTCATGCCTTTATCAAGCATGAGTTTTTCGATTTCTTCAATTTCTTTGGTAGGGCGATTTAATCTTGCTCTACGCTTATTGAGTTCTTCTACGGCATCACGCTCACGCATTTTTGCTTCCAAATTCATTACCCGTGTTTCGGCTGCGGATACTTTAGTATTTGTAAAGTCCTCAATGTCGAGTTCAGGAATGGACATTTCAGGCTTAACCTGTTTTGTCATGCGTAAAAATTGTTTTCTTGTAGCAGGATTATCAGCTAATTGGCGAGCCAACATAGCTAATTCATCACGCTGTTCTAGTGAAAGATCTTCTAAACTCATCTTCTATCCCCTTATTCGTTAGATGACTTTTTTGGTATCGCCTGGCTTAGACATAGACATCATGTTTTTGTAGCCAGCTTTTGGTGCAGATGATAAGCCACCAAACTCTGAATAGCGTGGAGTATTGATAACTTGACCATTTTTCTGATTATTGTCAGTAGGTCTGCGTGGCATTGATGAACCACGAGGTTTAAAGAGTTCCATAGTAATTCCTTACATTTGTGGAGTTGCGGAAGGCATACCGCCTGGCATACCACCTGGCATTGCTGGAGGTGGTGTTGGGGCAGACATACCTGGGATTTGCGGAGCTTGTTGCATTGCTTTTCCTTCAGCCGTTGCTCCACCAGCTTGAGGTAATGTTTGTAGCATCTGCATAATTTCAGCAGGTTGCAATTCATTTGTTTTTGATTTTTTAGGACCAATTACACCTGTCATTGTGCGAATAGCGCCTAAAATCTTTTGACCTTCTTCTGTTTCGCTACCAAGAGCTGGTAAGGCTTGTTCTAACAAATCCATTGCCATTGCTAAGTTAATCATAGCTGCTTCACGATTACCCATCTTTGGTTCTGGGGTACTCATTGGTGAAGCCATTGGAGGCGCAGAAGTATCAGACATCCCCGTTACGCCTTCTGGGGCGGGTGGAATACCAGCAGGTGTTGCGCCATCCCGTTGGGATTTAATCATCTGCATTAACTGATCTGAGGGTACGCCCATAGCATTTTCCTATTAAGTTTCTCTGTATCGTAATCTTAATCTATTGAATGTCAAGTGGGGGGAATTATTTAGTTTCCCTCCCCCTCTAGGACTTATTCGGTCAACCCGAAGTAACTTCAGAGGGTTTTAGCCCTCATCCGATTACTTGCGTGCTTTACGACCTTTGCGAGATTTGCGTGCCATGTGAATTTCTCCTGATAGCATACGGTCACCTATTTATAGGGTAAGGCAGCCACAACCCTTTCCTCGTGAAGGAAGAAACCTTATCTGCGTGACTTGCGTGCTTTTTTATGTGACTTGCGCATTTTAATCTCCAAGTTAAGCTATCCCCTAACTGAACGACCTAGATCCCTTGTTTTAGCAGATCTATCCAAACTCTTTACACCTTGTACACGATACTGCAAACTTGGGCTTTTTTCACCTCTTTTAAGAGATTCAGTAGTCACCCTTGGTTGATCTGCTTTCGGTTGTACATTGCCTGTTGCCATTAGCCCACCTCTGGTTCTTTTTTACCTTTAGGACTAGGAGGTGGTTGCTTCTGTTCCCCACCGCCTTCTTTTTCCTTCCGCTTCAACTTATCTTTCAACAATTGTTTCATCGGTGGCTCTAATAAGTCAAGTAAAGATTCTTTATCAATTGCACCCGCTTTAAACAAATTAAACGCAAGTGTTTTAAGATCTTCAGTAAATATTGGGCTGTTAGAGTGAGCATCTACTTTTACTACAAAATCCTTAGTAAATTGCTCGGCAATAAATGGTACTTCTTCTGTATCCCTAAAATGCGTGTTGTCATACACTTGCATGAGCTTAAGATACAGTGTTGCAACCTTTTCCAAGCTATCTTCAACAATCAAAGCCCGTTTTTTAGCTCTTGAAGAACCTAATCTGGCTAATTGACTTGCATGACCCTGACTTCTTACGCCTGATTCGCCTTTACCAGAAAGAACATTAGATATTCCTGATACTTCAGCAAACATATTGTCAATTTCATGGATCACCTCAAATAAATCAGGTGGCATATTTGGCGCAAGGCGATCTGCCTTTGCATTAGGCATATCTGAAGATAAAAGACCACCAGCACGGTTTAATGCAAAGTTCTTTTCATCCAAAATGCCTGTAAAGCCCGTCAACGCTGTTGGTGGGTTCACTTGTTTAGATAACAAGTCCAAAATCTCTGTCATGCGAGTATTGCGTAGCTCTTGAAGCAACAATAACTGTTGTACTTCAGATGCACCCCAGAAATAGTCATATAAAGGGTTAGGGCAGATCTGTACAAATGGACATTCCCCTTTAAGGAACACGGATGCGCCAGGTCTGTCATACACAATAATGTTTGGAGCTGCCATTGTGACTACTTGATAATCCTCAGTGTCATCGTTCCATACCCACAGCTCAGTCATCTCAACGGTATCTTCAGCTACTCTAGCCTTGTAACGGTTCATGCCGTACAAGTCCATATTCACATTACCGTAGATGGTAGGGTTGGTTTGGCTCATCACAATACGGTTTACAGCTTCTGGAATGTCCGATTCCGATACTTTTGTACCTGTAGAAATCCTTGAAACAATGCTTTCACGCTTTGGATGGGAATACAGACGGGCGTAGAGTTCGCTTTTCGTAATGTAGTATGTTTGAACAATCGCCTCTTGCCTGTCTGTATAGGGTGTGTCCTCCCGCAATACACCAATAGCGGATGGCTCAATCATGTACGGATGTATTCCGTTCTTGTAAACGAGCTTAACAAAGGTGGTGTTGTACACCAACGCCCATGTTAAAGCTGTTGAAAACACCTGATCCGCATTAGAGTTAAGCCATTCGTCATTCAAGGCTTGGGTTAATGCAGGTGATTTACGATGTTCGTTAGTGTGAACAGATGCGCCTAGAGCAATAGAGAACCGTGTGGTTTCAGCAGAATACAGAAAGCTAGTGAGCTGATCTAGGTGTGGGTGAATCTTATTAAAGTAAGCGGGTGCTTCTTCAGGACCAGCTCCAAATAAATAATACGCTCGGAGTGTCGTGTAGTCACCCCTTCTTTCTTCCTTGGACACCATACACTTGTTGATGATGTCTAAGTAAAAATCCTCACGACTTTCTCCGCTAGGTATTTTCATTTTTTAATCTGTAAGTTTTGTGGATCTCTTAGTGTACCCCCAGGAAGCGTAACTGGTCCAGTTTTAATACCCGCTTGGCTTGGAGCAAAATTAGTAGGCTCTGCTTCTTTGCCAAGTGATGGTCCTACTGGCTGAGAGAATCTTCCCGCTAGGATGGATTGCATATTCATTCCTTGCATACCGCCACCCCAGACCGCTGCATCGCCTGGTCTTGCTTCTCTTGGACCTTCTTGTGGCGCTTGTGGCGCTGTTGGTTTAATTCGATCTTTGTTAACACCTTTTTTACGGGTGGCGAACTTTTCGGCATCTGCGTATTCTTTTTCGGTGAACTTGTTTTTCTTGGCGAGGAAGCCTTCTTGGTGCTCGCCTTCACGGGTGCTTTTAATGTCTGACATTCCAAATTCGATGGCAAGTTGTTTAGTGGACTTATCGGTAAATCTGGTTTTTGCACTAACGAGGTTAGGTGCTTGCAAAAATACGACCATAACTTCTTCATGGCAACCTTTCATGGGGCATTTAGCCTCCCGTGATTCAAAATACCCGTGTACTGCACAGTGAAAATCGTTAACTACCGCCATTGTTATCTCCCCTTCAATTGTTCGTCAAGCGTTAATTCTGAATAATCATATCTATTGCTAATCCCGACCTTAATCTTAATCTCTCCATTCACCACTTGCAAGCCCGTACTACGATGTAGTGTTGGGCGTGCTTCTTTACGATATTGAACAAATTTAGAGGTATCTCGGTTTTGCATGATTGCTACTTCACCGTTTAGCCACTCGTTATAGGCTTTTGACACCCTACGCTGTACATATTCGGTTAAAGGTTCGGTTTCATTCAAGAAAACATCCTTCAAATGTGACAAAGAGATCCCCGCAAGGTCTGCAAACAAAGGCATGGAGATTCCCCGATCTTTATCTTGCAAAAAGCGCATCATCACTCGTCTGAGTTCGCTTCTAGGCATGGTGGCTCTCATGTACCGTAAACCCCAATCTTTTTCAGATAATCACTGACATTTCTTCCGACTGTGAGTTGTTCGGGGGAAAAGTCATCCTGTACCCTAGAAACTTGTCTGGTAATTTTCTGCGCAATAAGCCTGGGCTGCACCTGTTCGGCAAAGGCTGCGCAAGCTAGGGCGCAAGCAATAACCCTATCGTCTTTGTTTCTGCCAGAGGCTTCAATTGATCCGCCATCTCGAATGGTGGTTTTCATTTCTTCAAGGGTGTCCATATCCCACAAGTCCAACATACCTCTTTCAAAGTAGTCTTTCATGTAAGTGAGCATACGCTCTTTGGTAGCTGCCGTAGTCATCCAACCAATAGAATTGCTCATGCCACCAAGGGTATCGTTTCTGCGCCAGATGTAGTTTTGCATATTGCCGTACACATCCATGAGGTCTTTTCCTAAAGCAGTGCCCATCGCAGCAGCTTGGCGCTTGAGGTTTCGCAGTTCATTGATGACAGCTTGCCCTGGACCATTGATCTCCAAGTTTAATGTGGAGTTCTTATACGCACCCGCTAAGTGAGAGATCACCCAAGCAAACTGGTAAGTGTTTAATTCAGAAGTGGCAAATGAAGCCACCTGCTCAAGCCCATCTGCATATACCCGCAACACCTGAATACAAAACCGATCAGCCCAATCACTAGATCCATAAGCGGGATCAGCACCGATAACATAATAAGCAGTATCCACAGGTTCTTCCCAAATCTTGAGTGTGGCAAGGCGTTCTGTAGATTTAAGCACCTCGGTATCTTGGAAATTAACGCCAAAGCTGTAGCGGTAATAATCGCAACTAACTTTCTTGAGCTTCTTGACAGCATCGGTACACCTCGCATTGGAGAAGAACGATGTTCCCGTCATCACAAAGGCGTAGTCCTCGGTAGGCGGAAACTCCTGATACATCAGGCTATCATCTTTGATCCCTTCGTACAACTTCCACCGCCACCACGCTATCTGGCGAGAATTGATCTCTACCCCATAGAGTTTCTTAATGTCCCGTACCCATTCCTTTTCTTCACCAGTGAGCTTGCCATCCCAATACACCTTGTAGGTCTGACCTTCAGGATCTAGGCTATACATCTCATTACGCCACCATCCACAAAAGATTGCCCGTTGGGTTTTAGCCCGTTTAGCAGTGGTGTACATATCGTGAAACATATTAAAACCACGAGCTGTAGATTCAAAGGTGTAAAGCCGATCAGGGTTGGTTTCCGCAAGGGAAGCTAACAGGGAAGCTAATCCTTCTTCGTCACCCCACGAGCTTGTTTCTGTGCCATGAAGGAAGGTGATACCTTTCCCACGACCCAAAGATCCTTTCGCTCTAAGCCCAGCGACTTGATAAAATAATCGACTGCGATTCTTGAGGGCAAGGGCGTTCCTGTTGTGAGTAAGGATCGGGATTTTGTACTCTTTGGGTAAACCATCCATGTACATTGCGAGGGTGCTTCTGAACATATCTCGATTTTCTTCGGTGTCTGTTGTGAGCGTTCCTTGCAACCCTGGGTGGGTGAAGTGCCAATAAAGGTCAAGTGCGAGGGAGATTGTGGTGATTCCAAGTTGCCTTCCTTTCAGAATGACAAAGAAATGGCATCCATCTGCCAATCCTTTAGCCATTTCGTTCATTACATAGGTCTGAGAACCCATGAGGTTATCGAGCTTGCGTAAGCCTTGCTCTTTTGTTTCAATTTTGAGTTGATTACAAAAATGATAGAAATGCTTGAGGTTAAACTGGCTCATGTAATGATCCAAGGCAATTTACCGTCAAACTTCTCCAAAATGCGCTTGTTGCCTTCAATAAAGAACTCAGGCTGTACTCCACAGCTCCCACCCATCCGAAAATGAAAGGTGTGCTTATTTGTGGAGGCAAACTTGGGAACAATACGGGT